GCCTTGAAGAGTCATTTCTGACCCTTCGTCCCGTTGGGCTCAATTAGCCCAACCTGAATCCACAGGTTCTAGATCTTAGAACCAGTGGTAACCAGTTGGCCAATCAGAAATGATCGACCATCTCGTAACCGGATCACGAAGATGACCCCTTACTGCCTCACGGCCGTAAGAGAATCGTCCGAGTGCAACCCCCGACAAGAACCGACCCAAGGTTGGGTTTGATTCGAGTGGGAGGCCGAGGAAAAGAGGACCGGAGTATTTACTCCATCCCATTTCGTCGTACCGGTCTGGTTGTGCAAGAGCGGATAGAAGGACCCCATGACTAGTTTTCATACGAGTATGAGACTTGATCATGACGTGCCGGACCATCCTACCCTCGCATCCTCCTTTCGGCTTCCGAAGTGAGCCAGCCTCTTCGCGTGACACAATAAGACCTGCGTCCCCAAATTGATGGGGGACAGGGCAGTTGCGCCACTTAGAAGGGACTCGCTTCCTCAGGAATAACCATAGGGAACGATAACGAGAGTCACAAAAACTACTATTACCACGCCGATGGGCATAAAGCCTTAAGGCGTTGGCTATCTGAAGTGCATAGGGGATATTTTCCTTAGCACCTCGAAGATAGAAGGGTCGAACATTCTTCCCTTTAAAGTAGTCGCTTCCACAAGATTCAAAGAAGTTTCCAGCCAGGAAACTCTTTGAGCTGTTCACTCTAAACCCGAGAAAGTTTAGAGCATTGACGTAGTTATCATAATAGGCCGCAGGGATAATAATATCATCCCCGAAAACCGTAACATTATGATGCTCGCTTCGAGGAACAATGACAAACGCTAGAGCTGAAAACACAAGTGATTCCAGTTCGAACGTAAAGCCATTCCCCATAGAAGAGAGCTTTTCCAACTCGTGCCAGCTTCCATCAGGAAGCTTGGTCCTTTCGGACCGGGCCAAGAAAAACAACTCGGCCCAACGAGGCGGAAAATACTGCAGAATCAAAGCCCACGAAAGAGTGTCACTAGCCTGAGCAATATCAATGGTCGCGAGACCATCAACATGCGCTCGAGCTGCGAACTCTTGGTTATTCGTTTGCTTCGATAAGTCAATCGAATGGCGCTTTAGCCGACGAGCAATATATTTGCCGATACCTAACTGAAAAGACATATTCAGTGTTGGTTCGACGCATATACCACGGTCGGTTTTGGCGTTCTTCGGAACAGTTGTAAACTTGTTTCCTTCCATAATCACCTTAGGAGCGGCTTGGTGTTCCCACCAAGATTCGCCGATAAGAGATTTGAAGAAGGGGTACAAGCTTCTGGTTAGATGTAGTGGTAGGTCAAACTTATCTGACCTTACACTGCCAACCCCGCGTACACCAGTGGTTGCACCTGGACCTAATCGAGTAACCGAACCAAGCTCATTGAGCTGGTCGATCTCGAGAGGGCCAAGGATACGATTGATCATACGAGAAAACGCATGTGTCCATTCCGGACAAGGACCATTCAAGATCCTATCATTTGTAAACGCACACTGGAGCTCTGCGTTGAAAAACGCATCAAGAGCGGCCTCCTGTCTGTCAATACCCAAAGGTAAATTGGGAGACTTGGACATGACCTTAGTGATGAGGTAGTCGTCAGCGAAATTGCTAACGTCCTCGTAGTCACTAGGATCAATATCCAAGCCTACCAACTGCTCCCATTCGCCATGCTCAATTAAGAGTTTGACGGTGAGAGCCCTCGGAGTGTTGAGGATAGAACAAAGGGCCAGTACGGTCTGGATCTCCAACTTAAAAGCGGGAGAAATGTCACGAGAGAAATCTTGTAACATAGCATAACTCCATTTAAACGGCTAATAAGCCACGGTGATGAGAAAGGACCAGGGAGACGTTAGAAAACGCCTTCGAGGTCCTCGATAAGAGCAACGAACTCGTCGGAAGCAACTAAGCTCTCGAACGTAGCTCGAAAATTCGCTCTTGCAGTAGCGCTGAAATTATCAGGAATGATAGGCTCAACGCTAATTCTCGCTACCGTGTATGCTGAACCTTCATCCGTCCCATCAGGGTCGTAATCAGGATTCACCATAGACAAGGTCGCCTTAGCACGTGCCAACTTCTTTACAGAAGTTGGAGGAGAGATGCCCAGAGTAACATGGTTCCATCCGTTTGCCGTCGTAATCCCAGAAACAGGAGTACGATCAGTAAAGCGGAAGTCGCCATTGGGTTGCCTACCAACAGGTACAAATACCTGTGCAGTAGGTGTGGCATCATTAAGAGAAATATTAATGGGTGTTCCCATGATATACCTCGGTTGTAGTTGAGAAAACTCAACAAGTTTCCCGAATCTCTCATCGGGGGGAGTTTGACCCGAAAATGAGTCTGAGTAGGAAGATGAATTTCTTCCATACTCGTACGGACACTGAAAATGCAACCTTACCTCTGAAATCAGAAGCAAGAGCTACACCAACAATGCCCCAGATAACGAGCAGCAGGATTATGACTACAAAAAGGTAATCATGCAAGAGCATAGCGTTATCTGCAGCGGGTATAACAGGAGACATAGTCATCGCCTCCTACACCGCTGGTTTGCTCCCACAAGGAGGGAAACAGAGTGCATCAGCTTTTTATAGCTAGCACTAGGTTTCCACTTTGGGAAGGGTGGCAATGGGATACTGGTTATGAACTGACGTTCATGCCGGTAAAAGTCACGTGTGCCGGGGGTCGCTCCTTCTTCCATATTAAAACCGGAAGAGAAGAAACCATCGACTGCGTGGGCTTCCTCCCACAACCATTTCCGGGTTGTAACAGTTCCGAACATATCTACGACGCCAGCTAAGGCATCGAGAGCCATAAGGGTTTCCCCTATGGGAATCATGTAATCAAACATGAAGCTGTAAGGAACAAGTTCCCATGCAATACTAAGCGGGTTCCCAATCGTTATCATGGGGCCTGCCCTGTACTGCACGTAAACTTTCGCAAAGCACTTGACTGTCATGGTAGAAGTCTTTTCGATTCCACCACCACTGACAGTGCCGACGTTAACTTCCCGGGCCGTCTGGACATGTTTGAAATAAACAGGTCCTTCGATCCGGTGTTTCAGAGCCATATAACTATCGAAGACACTCCCGACTAATGGAGCGACTCCGAAGCTATACATAAGCTCTGCGTCTGCGATATTACAAACACTAAGCTTCCGACGCCTTCGCCGTCTAGCTTTACCACGCAGAGCCCGCCATCCATCAAGGATAGCTTTGCCTGCATCGTGGAAAAGGTCGACGGTTTGGCGGTACTCAGCTACATCCGCACCAATATTCACATAAGCATCATTGATCTTCGTCCTGAGAGGAGTCATCCAATCAGGGGAAGGCCAAGTTGTTGCTATGGGAAGAGAGGACGTATTAGGGTAGCCCCATGAATGATACCATAGGGTTCCCAAACCTCCACCAGGAGGGTAGCAAGCACCATCATCCTTGACAGCGTGAGCTTCACCTCTATACCGTTCATCGGTATAGGCGGGGCTCTGCGATGTCATACTTTGGATGAGATTTTCGGGCTTAGGCCGGTGTTCCGGAATACGCTGGTCTTCATAGTATGTATGCATATCACGAGATTGATATTCTTCATCGAACAAGACACCATTACAGTATCTTTTTCGAATCGGTTTATCCTCGTAATGTACAGCATATATTGGAGTACCATTTGCCATAATCGTTACCTCTAGTGTTGGTTTAAAAACCTAGCCAGAGGGTCCAACTAGGACAAGCGTTTTACGAAACGCAAAAAGCCCCGAGTAAGATAGACAGAAATGTCGACTCCTA